AGAAGCACGATGTTTGTCTTCATCTCTAATAGTATCTTCATCAGATGAAATATAATAAATTTGAGTATCAATACTTCCTTCAACTGTTCCATCATCTTCCCAGGAAGATTCTAATCTGATTCGTAAAAAAGGTTTTGCACCATCTTGAGAAACTGTAAAGTGCTCGAAAAATGTTGGAATGGCTGGTCCATAGACAGTTCCAGCAAGTTCATCAAACTCAAAAATAGTTTCTATAAAAAGATTTCTTGTGTTTTCACCAGGTCTTAACCCTTTTGGTAAATGAAAATCACTTTTTCGAATGATTCTATCACTTTGTTTATCTGAAAACAACTTACTCAATGCCTGTAATACAGTTGTCTTTCCTGAACTATTATTCCCTATCAGTACAGTTTGATTATTAAAGTTAATTGCTTGACACTCCCCAAAAGATCTAAAATTATTAATAACCATTTTTGTTAACTTCATTACTTGTCCTCGTTTCCTAAATTCAACTGTTTTAATTTTAAGTGCTATTTTCCACCTTCAACATATCTTCCTCAACCTTACGCTATTACCCAAAAAGGCATCATTGAAGAGTGACAGATGCTTAACCTTGATCTATTTTTCAAGCATAGACACATCTTCTATGAATTCCTGGCAAATAGTGTCTATAAATTCTGTTGAAATGGTACTTGTTCCGTTTTTATAACAGCTAAGGGCTATTGACTAAAATTTATACAATTCGAGCAAATCTGTTTTTGTCATGCCATGTGTCTTTAGTAGAATTTTATATTGTTACCAATTATAGTATGCTCCTTTTACTTGATAACACTATTATAACATTTAAAAATTAAAAAAATAGGTTCTAAATTAATAGAAAGTATAATACTAAAATTAGAATTTTTCGTGATAATCCTATAAAATGTTACTTTTCTAATAAACTAGTACTTATTTCCTTCAAACTACACAACTCTCTAGTTGTTGTAAGTTTGTAATTGACTCAAAAGTATTCGATATAATTTCAAAACAGTGTTTTAATTTATAGTTGGCCAATATCATCTAATTTTAACTAAAAAAATCATTATACAAATCAAGATACTAAAGATTAATTTATGGTATACTAGTGATAATAAATAGTTATCGGTAGGAGAAATGAATTTGGACTACTTCCCTCATATTGAAAAGATAGTATCTCGAGTCACTGATGAAATAAATGACAGTCTGTTTGGTAATATTTCTGATAAAATTATTTCTATAGTTGGCGAAAAAGGATATGGAAAAAGCACAATAATATCAAAAATCGATGAATACTACCAGAATAAGCCATATTCAATTTTTAAAATAAATCAAAATCTCATGACTTTTGAGAGATTTTTTGAGGAACTTAATTCAAAGAATTGGGCAATAAAATTCTCAAATACTCTAAGTGATTCAAGACTAGCCGTAGGAATAGATTTGCCGATTGGAGAATTGGTAAAAAACTTATTATCCACTTTTAGAAAAAATCATACCTTTGAAACTGAATCTGATGATGGCCACTACACGATAATTGAATTAGGAGAATTGAAATAATGGCTAAGAAGTTCTTCACCAGGCAAGAAATTCAAGAAATCCTAGAAAAAAACACTTTAAAATCAAAAGTGTTCTATATGGAACGTGAGGAAAAGTCCTCTCCTGACAACGTTATTCTTTACTATCGTTTAACTCCGGGTAGTAGTATTACTGCTGACGATACAGTACACATGAGAAAAGTGACTATTCAAATCAGTCACTATCACAAGAAGAAACTAGACAGCATTGAGGAATTGATGTTGTCTAATTTTATGTGTGAACCTAGTCAGTTGAATCTAAAACAGCCTGATACAGATTACTTACTTACAACCTACAGAATCGAGGTATTCACAAGTGGGAAGTGGTAGCGTTAATGTGAAAATATTAAAAATCGATATACAGAATCAAGTTTTAGAAATCATAGAAAAAGCAGGAAAAAGCACCGCTGGAGACATTAGAGACGGAAGTCCTAGAAGAAACGGAGTATATGAAAAAGGATGGACTCACGAGACCATTGAAGATATCGCTGTAGTATATAACAACGGGAAAGAGAAGTCGCTTGCTCACTTGTTAGAAAATGGCCACGCAACAAAAAATGGTGGATTTGTAGCACCTCAAGAACACATCAGACCAGCTTATCTCAAAAATAAAGAAATCTTTCTCAATAATATGAAATCAATAAAAATCAGACCAAATTAAGGAAGGAGTCACAATGACTTATAAATATGACACACGAGAGGTTACTCATGGTAATGCCATGGGATTCTTTGCTAAGATTTCAAAAACAGAATCTGGCGCACTCGATCTAAAAACACCATACCCATTTACAGGAATGCGAAAAACATCTTTTGAAACTTCACAAGAATCAAAAGCATACTACGCAGATAACGTGGAGCACGTCCGTCTTCAAGGTAAGAAATCAACTGAGGGATCAATTACGACTTATCAAATTCCTAAACAATTCATGATTGACCATTTGGGGAAAAAGCTGACAACTTCAACTCCTCCAGCGCTCATCGATACTGGTGTGAATGCGAATTTCATTTGGGGATATGCTGAAACGGTTACAGATGAGTTTGGTTCTGAGGTTGAAGAGTTCCACATCTGGACCAATGTGAAAGCATCGGCTCCAAAAGGAAGCGCTACAACAGATGAAAGCTCTGCTACACCAAAAGAAATCGAAATTCCATGCACTGCGTCACCTAACAATTTCATTCTAGATTCAGATAAAAAACCTGTTTCAGAAATTGTATGGCGTGATACAGACAAGGGTGTTGTCCGTGCTAAATTTGATAAATTGTTCGCTTCAAGTACCCCAACGAAATTGATTGATTTTATCAATGAAGCTTTAGGAACAACAGCCATCGTGCCAGGAGGCTAAAATGATTAAAAAAGAACTATCATTCACAGCGTTTGATAGTTATGGTGAAGAAAGAGAGCACACTGAAACAGTGCGCTTTCTTTACTCTTTACCAGCTATCAAGATGTATGAACAGCGAACAGGTCGCAACTTCTTTGATGACAACCAAAAAGCACTCACAGCTTACACACAGCTTGCCCTTGCAACTGGTGTAAATGGTAGCTTATCTGATTTAACTGATGAAGAAAAAGTCAAACTAATGCCATTACTTATGGAGCCAGATTTCATGAACTTCCTAACTGAAGTCATCCCTTGTCTGTACGGTGAGGTTGAGAATGGTCGCTTGGTACAGAATGAGCTGACTGCTGAAACAGCCTCTCTTGCTCCTTGGTTTGGGGATTTAATCGATATTGGTTTTTTCTCAGACCTCTTTTATGAATTTAACCGAAGTAGAGCAAAGGTTCCTCAAGATAGAAAAAAGCCTCAACAGAAGTCATAACTTCTGAAAAAATTTATAAGGTTGTTTTTGAAAATCGGATGGATGTTTTTTGGGCAGAAAGTCAACACTTTAATTATCTGATGGGGACACTACATCAGATGAGTATCAATGAAAATGAGAAGAAAACTTTATCAAACGCAGAATTACTAAATGTAATGTCTGACTAAAACTGAAAGGAGGAAATCTATGGCTGAAACATTTGAAGGCTTATATGTCAAATTTGGTGCCAATACTGTTGAATTTGACAGGTCTGTAAAAGGTATCAATAATGCTTTATCTAGTCTAAAAAAAGATTTCAACAACATCAACAGAGAATTGAAGATGGATCCAGACAATGTCGACTTGCTGAATCGTAAGTTGCTCAACTTACAGGAACAAGCTCGTGTTGGTGCTATGAAAATTGCTGAGCTCAAAAAGCAACAAAAGGAACTGGGAGAATCTGAAGTTGGTTCAGCACAGTGGAATAAGCTTCAACTTGAAATTTCTAAAGTTGAATCACAGATGAAGGTTGTTGACCAGGCAATGGATTCAACCAAAAAACATATCGAAGATGTAGGAAATCCAAAGTCTATTTTAAATCTCAACAAAGAAATCAACAATGTTGCAAAAGAACTTGATATCGTCAACCAGAAGCTTGAATTAGATCCTAAAAATGTAGAGTTGTCCGAAGAAAAAATGAAGTTATTAGGTAAACAATCTTCATTAGCTAAGGATAAGGTCCAGGAGTTGAAACGGAAACAAGAGGAATTAGGAAAGGAAAAAATCGGAACAGAGGAATGGCGACAACTTCAAAATGAAATTGGGCAAGCAGAAGTTGAGGTGTTAAAGATAGATAAAGCCATGGGGAATCTAGGGGATTCGAGCCGTTCAGCAACAGGAAACATCAAGGAAGCCACAGGATACTTAAAAGCCGATGTAATGATGAACGTTGCTGAGAAGGCAGGACAACTAGGTCAAAAAATGGTTGATGCTGGTAAAAAAACAGTAGATGCATGGTCTGAAATCGACGAAGCGATGGATACTGTTACGACGAAGACTGGACTTACTGGCGAAGCCTTGTTAGGACTTCAGGAAATTGCAAAAGGAATCGCTACATCCTTACCAGCGACTACATTTCAAGAATCTGCTGACGCAGTTGGTGAGTTAAATACACAATTTGGACTTACTGGTGATACTTTGAAATCTGCAGCAGAGTACCTATTGAAATATTCGAAAATAACTGGAGAAGATATTTCAAATTCCGCAATAAATGCCAAGAAAGCAATTGATGCTTACGGTTTATCTAATGAGGATCTAGCGAGAGTATTGGACTCAGTAACAAAGGTCGGCCAGGATACTGGTCAATCTTATGACTCTATCTTTCAAAAAGCCATTGATGGAGCTCCACAGATTAAGATGCTAGGCTTATCTTTTGAAGAGGGGGCGACATTAATTGGTAGATTTGAAAAAAGTGGGATTGACTCTTCTGCTGCTTTAGCTTCACTTGTGTAGCTTAAAGCTACTGGAAATCATAAAGTACCCCGTTATCATAACAAAGGCAACTACACCAGCCTTGCCTCCAAGTCCAAATACTTGGAGAAACACCTTATTAAACGTTAAATCTGGCGTAAAGGGGAAAC